TAAAATCTAACAACGGGAGCAAAATGAAACTACCAATTACAATTGAATACAGCTCAGGCGAGCAAGCCACTTATGTAGCCCAACCGCCTGAGTGGGCAAAATGGGAAAAGCAGACAGGAAACACCATTGGTCAAGCAAGTGAGAAACTGGGTATCTGGGATCTTATGTTTCTTGCTTATCATGCACATAAGCGGGAACTTGGTGGATCCAAACCAATCAAGCCAATGGATATCTGGATGGAAACAGTAGCAGATGTCATTGTTGGTGATGCGGACCCAAAAGCCACAAAGCAGGAAGCCTAAACAGGTTATTGGTCGAGTTGGCAATTGCCACACACATACCAATGAGTGAATGGGTTGAAGCCGAGGACATTTTAACAGCTATCGAGATATTGGAGCAGAGGCATGGCAAATGAAACAATTGCTTACAACAAAGCCGATCTGCGTGATATTTACAAGGCTTTCAAACTCATGGATGAACAGGCTACTGAGGAAGCAAGAGCGCAATCTGCTGCTTTGGCGTATTTTGCATCAGAGGAAATTAAGCAAGCTGCTAGAGGCAGAACAAAGGCTGGCAAGGTTGCGGAAAGAGTCGCAGACGGCGTCAGCATTTCTAAATCAAGCAAGATCGGTGAATTCAGCTACGGCTTCGCAAGACAAAAGTTTTCAGGTGGTGCTACTACGCAAACCCTATGGGGTGGCATTGAGTTTGGTTCAAATAAATTCAAACAGTTTCCCAGTTATAGTGGCAGGCAAGGTCGTGGATCCCGTGGATGGTTCATTTATCCAACCCTTCGCAGAATTCAGCCTGAATTAATTAACAAGTGGGAACAAAGTTTTGATCGAATTATTAAGGAATGGGTCTAATGGCAACCGGTAGTCGCACACTTAAGTTATCGATCCTTGCTGATGTCGATGATCTAAAGAAAAAACTTGGTGAAGCGGATAAAGCCGTTGAGGAAAATTCTAGCAAAATTGCAGAGTTTGGAAAGAAGGCTGCTGTTGCATTTGCAGTTGCTGGGGCTGCTGCTGTTGCTTATGCCGGCAAATTAGCTATAGATGGGGTTAAATCAGCGATTGAGGATGAACAAGCACAACTTAGATTAGCTGCTGCTTTAAAATCTGCCACAGGGGCTACTGATGCTCAAATAAAGGCTACTGAGGAATACATTCGAAAGACTCAATTAGCCACAGGCATTACGGATAATGATTTAAGAGCATCATTTCAAAGACTGTCTGTATCCACAAAAGATGCCACTAAATCACAAGAATTATTAACTTTAGCGATTGATGTTTCCAAAGGATCTGGTAAAGATCTTGGATCAGTAGTTGAGGCATTATCAAAAGCCTATGAAGGACAAGACACAAGACTTGCTCGATTAGGAATTGGATTAAGTCAAGCTGATCTTAAGGCAATGGATTTTACAGAAACCACTAAAGCATTAACCAATTTATATGGTGGCGCAGCTGCTACAAACGCCGAAACTTTTCAAGGCAGAATTGATCGATTAAAACAAGCCTTTGAGGAAGCCAAAGAGGAAATTGGCTATAAACTTTTGCCATTTATTGAAGCATTTGTTAAATTGATTATTGAACAAGTGATTCCTAGATTAGAGGAATTTGCTGCTTATTTTGAACCAATCAAAAAAGCAATTATGGATAATAAAGAAACTTTTCAAGAGTTTGGTAAATTCATTATTGATTATGTTGTTCCTGTTTTAGTTAATGTTTTGGGTGGTGCATTGAAAACAGTAGGCACTATTGCTGGCACAGTAATTGACATTATCGCCAAAGTCATTTCAGGAATTCAAACAGCGGTTGATGTGGCTTTAGCAGCTATAAGAACTTTAATTGCTGCCTATAACGCTATCCCAATTTTACCAAACATAGGAGGCAGTTCAACTGGAATTTCATCAGCTGCAACAAGTGGAGCAACTGCTGCAACAAGTGGAGCAACTGCTCAACAATTGGCTGCTGGCGCAGCAAGAGGTGGAACAACAGTAAATAACATTACAGTTCAATCAGTCGATCCCGAAGGATCTGCTAGAGCTGTTGCTAAAGTTTTAAACCAAAGCGCATCAAGATCAGTTCCTCAGCTTTACAATAGTGGCGTTAAGGGTGGCTAATGACAGTCTGGACGCCTGACTGGAAATTAACTGTCGCTGGGGTTGATTATACCGACATAGCCATTTCAGACATTGCCCATCAAGCAGGTCGAGATGATATTTATACCCAACCAAACCCATCCTATTTGCAGGTTGAGGTAGTAGCCCTATCTGGTCAAACCTTGCCTTTTGCAGTTAATGATGGAATGACCTTGCAAGTCAAAGACAGCACAGGAACTTACAAAACTTTATTCGGTGGCAACATAACCGATATAACTGTTGAAGTTTCCAATACTGGATCAATTGCAACTGTCGTCAGTTATACTATCCTGGCAATGGGTGCATTGGTTAAATTGGCTAAAGAAGTTTATGACAGCACGCTAAGCCAAGATTTTGATGGCAATCAAATACTTACCTTGCTTTCATATTCATTGACTAATTCTTGGAATGAAGTATCAGCAGCTCAGACTTGGGCAGCCTATGATCCAACAATTGATTGGGCAAATGCTGAAAACATTGGACTTGGTGAGGTTGATACTCCTGGACTTTATGAAATGGAAAATAGAGGGGTTGAACCAGATACTATTTACAACATTGCATCAAACATTGCTAACTCAGCCTTTGGGTATTTGTATGAGGACGCAGAGGGCAATATTGGCTATGCAGATGCTGATCATAGACAGACCTATTTAGCAGCAAATGGATATACAGAATTGTCAGCAAATGATGCCATTGGGGCAGGAATTAGAACCACCACTAAGGCTGCCGACATTCGAAACGATATTTATCTAAATTATGGTAATAACTTTGGATCTCAAAAAACTGCTACCGATGCTACTTCGATTGCTACTTATGGCTACAAATCAGAAACTATCAACAGCTACATTCATGATGCCTCAAATGCTCAAGAAGTCGCTAATCGATACATTAGCCAAAGAGCCTACCCATACCCAGTATTTGACAGCATTACCTTTCCAATCACAAACCCAGAAATTGATGATACCGATAGAGATGCCTTATTAACCATATTTGTAGGGCAGCCAATTTACATAACTGATTTACCAACTCAGATCAGTAATGGTGAATTTGAGGGTTATGTTGAGGGATGGAAATGGAGCACTCGCTTCAATGAACTATTTTTGACCATCAACCTTTCACCTGTCAGTTTTAGTCAGGTGGCAATGCGATGGAATACTGTGCCAATCACCGAGGCATGGAATACATTAAACCCTGATTTGACTTGGGAATACGCTACAATAGTAGCCTGACAATAGGAGAGAAATGGCAAATACCACAAATTACAACTGGAGCACTCCAGATGATACAGCATTGGTTAAAGATGGCGCAGCCGCAATCCGCACGCTTGGATCTGCCATTGATACAACCACCAAAGCATTAAACCCATCAACAACACTTGGCGATATTGAGTATCGATCATCAACTGCAAATACAAATACTAGATTAGCAATTGGTTCAACTGGTCAAGTTTTAACTGTTGCTGGTGGTGTGCCAACCTGGGCTGCTCCTGCTGGAGGTGGAAAAGTTTTACAAGTGGTAAATGCAACTTATGGAACAGAAGTTTTGTTGATGAGTTCTACTTTTACAGATACAGGATTAACTGCAACAATCACTCCATCATCAGCAACAAGTAAAATTTTAGTTTTGGTAAATCATACTGGAGTTTATAAAGCATACGATAATGCAACAAACTCAATGGGTATTAGATTACTAAGAGATGGTTCAAGTATTTTAGAGTTTGAGAAAAAAGCAGGTTTTACAAACACAACAATCGAAACGGCTGTTGGTTCCGTATCTACTTCATATTTAGATAGCCCTGCGACGACTTCTGCAACAACTTACAAAACCCAATTTAAGAATTTTTACAATGGAACAAATGTGAGAATTCAATATGCTGATTCTATTTCAACCATTACTCTATTAGAAATTGGTGCATAATGATAAATACCGACATTGCTGAAGCAATTGCATACTTATTACCTGATCCTCAATTTGTTTTAGTTGGACATGACATTAAGGGAATTACTTGGTTGGATGAAAGACCAATGCCATCAAATGCTGAAATTGAAAAAGCAATAAAAGATGTTATTAAAATCAAAAAAACAGAAGCGGATCAAAAGGCAGTTGCAAAAGCAGTTTTATTGGAAAAACTTGGTATTACTGCTGATGAAGCAAAATTGTTGCTTGGCTAATGAAACCTTGGTTATCAAAATCTGCTGTTCAATTTAGAGAGCAAGTAGATGATTGCTTCCCAGAGCGTTTGCGTAAATCTGATGGGTGGATTGGTGATGCTCGACATAGCGCACGAACCAGCGACCACAACCCAGATTGGGCAGCAAATGGATGCGTGCGAGCAATTGATATTGACGCTCGGCTTTCTCACGACAAAGGGCTTTCAACATACTTGGCAGATCAAGTTCGACAATACGGGAAAACCAACGGGCGCATCAGTTATGTAATTCATCAAGGCAAAATTGCATCACCGATTTTGGGATGGCGTTGGCGTAAATACAAAGGCATCAACCAACACAATCATCATATCCATATTAGTTTCAAAAAAGACCAAGATAACAAATCAGATTTCTTTAATATCCCACTACTAGGAGGCAACGCATGAAACTAACTAACAAACATAGGGCTGCAATTAAATCTTATTTAAGAGCCGTTGCTGCTTCCGGCATTACAGTCGCATTGGCAATTGTTGCTGACATTCGACCAGAATTGGCAGTATTGGCTGGAGCATTAGTTGCACCATTGGCTAAAGCATTAGATCCAAAATCAGGATCTGAGGCAGATTACGGCATCAATGCGAAATGACCATCAACGATTGGGTCGGTATCGCTACTGGAGTTTGCGCCGTAAGCACCAGTTTATTTTTGGGTCTACGCTGGGTTATTAAGTCATACCTTTCTGAACTTAAACCAAATTCTGGCAGTTCAATGAAGGATCAAATTTCTAGACTTGAACAGCGTGTCGATGATCTATTTGTTTTATTGAGCAAGCGATAATTTTGTCATGGCGAACACACGAAAAACATCGAAACGTAAAAAGATCAATCGTCGCATTGTTCGCCGTACTCCTGAGCCTTTAACGAAGTTAGAGGTTTTTTACATTGCAAAACATGAAATGTTTAAGGCTGCACGCAAGGCTGGTTTCAATGAGTCTGTTGCGCTTTATCTAATGGATAATCCTGAATCAATGCCTGACTGGATCGTAGGCGATAAAGGAATCATCCCAACTATTCCTACTCCAGATGAGGACGACGATTAAAGCCAACCGCAGGTACTTAATCACGCCAGATTTACAAATTCCACTTCATCACCCAAAAGCAGTTGCTAACCTCATTAAAATGAGCAAGCACGAAAAATTTGATTTCGTGTTAAATGTTGGTGATGAATTAGATATGACTTCCCAGAGCCGTTGGGTAAAAGGCACAAAACTAGAGTTTGCCGAAACATTAGATCAAGAGCGCACAATTGCTCAAAACATTCTTTACGATCTGGGCACGACCGACATCATCAGGTCAAATCACACCGATCGATTATTTACAACCCTTTTGAAGGGTGCGCCATCATTGCTGGGATTACCTGAGTTGGTGTTTGAAAAGTTTATGGGTTATTCAGATTTAGGCATTAGATTCCATAAGCGAGCCTATGAGTTTGAGCGTGGGTTTTTCTTGGCTCATGGGGATGAAGGGGTTATGTCCAAGCATGCTGGTATAACTGCCCTTAATCTTGCCAAAAAGTGGGGTAATAGCGTGGTTTGTGGGCATACCCATAGGCAGGGTGCTACAAGGCATCAAACTGGCTTAAACGGGCGTTATTCGACGATTTGGGGCATTGAGGCGGGGCACTTGATGGACATGAAAAACAAAGCCTCTTATCTTAAGTACGCCTCAGCCGATTGGAACATGGGATTCGTGGTGCTGAGTTTTGGCAAAAAAGGCATGAGCGTGGAAATCGTTCCAGTCAATCATGACGGATCATTCACGTATAATCGAAGGTCTTATGGGGCGTGAAACCGACTATCGGGATCGTACGATTGATGATCATATCGATGAACTTGAGGATATTGGCGTTATCTAATCGTTATAAAACACGCCGTAAACCCAGTAGATAAATAACCCGATTTAGGTCAAACTTTATGTATTCACAAGATATGTGAATATGTAGGGAGCGACATGCAATTGATTTCACAGGTCAATAGAAAGACGGCATTGGATTATGCTGATCGTGGCTGGTCAGTAATGCCATTATTGCCACGCAAAAAAGATCCTCATTTTGATCTAGCACAGCGAGCATACTTGTCAGCCTCAACTGATAAGAAACTGATCAACTTTTGGTTTGACTATGACCAAAACATTAACTTAGGTATAGCCTGTTATCAATCAGGCTTAGTGGTATTTGATATTGACTACCGCAATGGTGGCGAATTGTTGCCTGAGTTTGAGCCAACATACACAGTTCAAACTGGTGATGGCTTACACCTTTATTACACAGCAAATAAATCTGATGTGTTTAGAGGTAAGTTAAACAATGGGATTGATATTAAATGGAAGGGTTATGTTGCTGCTGCACCATCGATCCATCCGTCAGGATCAACCTATACAGTAATCGATGACCGAAATCCGGTTGCGATG